GCGTTCCCTTGAGAGCCATCAAGGTCTATTGATATAGTACCTTGTCTACCTTTTGCGACTACTGACATTATGCAGCCACCTTTACATGAGGATTAGTTAGTGTTTGGATATAAGGTTTATTCCACTTACCAATATTAATATCCATATAGTAAGCAATATCAAAATAATCAACCATGGCATCACTATTGTTATACCATTTAGTTCCTTTCATCGCCTTCAAAAGGTCTTGAAGAAATCTTTTGATAGTTCCAGAATACCAACTATCTATGTGATAAGTATTAACTTGAATGTAACCATCTCCATGACTAAAATGGTCACTGAAATCTAGAACACCAGATTGAACAGTAACAACTAATGAACTGTGATGATTTATTGAAATAGTACCTTTCATACCATAGGTTTTAAGAACTTGTTTAATACCAACTGAAAGTTCTTTTTTTTCTTCTTGGGAAATGAATGCCATATTTTTAAACCTCTCTATTAACTATACTATTAAGCTACCACAAAAAATAAAGTTTGTCAACCCCTTTTTTAAGTCTTTGATTTTATTGAGTTTTTTTGAATGTGGTTTTGATAGGTTTTATCTAAATATCAAAGTGATTCGTTTTTATAATACTCCACCACAATGTGGACATTTTTGTGATGTTTGTTCTTTAACTTCTTTTATTGTTTTTTGTAATCCTTTGGCCTCTTTAACTAAACTTTCCATTACATCTTTTCTTCTATCTATTTTTGACTTTTTAAGTTCTTTTTTTAAATCTTCTTTTAATTTTACAACTTTATCTTCAAATACTGGAATAAAAGATGTTATCATTTTTGCCATGTTTTATTATCCTTATGTAATTCTACAAAATAATCTGCATCAACTAATACTAATGGTTTGTGATTATTTCTTTTAAGGAATACTATAGGTTGATAATTTCCACAGTTAGATTCTGCTTGACTATAGGCCTCCCATAGATTAAGTTTTTCTTGATTTTTACATTCCACAGAATATGGAAATTTTTCTCTTGCAGCTCTAGCCATAATTAAATCTTCACCACCAGCACCCATAGAACGAGATTCTATATCTTCTGGATGTATATCTAAAATTTCAATTAATTTATCACGAACCCATTGTTGAAATCTACGACCTTTAGCTTTCGCACTTTGTGTTTTCATTTTACCCACCGAAATCCATACGCCAAGGCAACATTGTGTAACCTAGTGATGCCAAGAAGTATTCTTCCATAAAGTATAATATTACTATTGCAAAGATTCCCCTTGCCCACCAAGGCCATGTTTTTACTCTACTCAATAAGGGTGTTAATATTTTTTCTATTAATCTAGCATAAGCTCCCCAAAAACGATCACTAATACTATAAGGTGGAGTTTTCAATATTATTAATGCAAATGCTATCCACCACACCCAAATTGGATGTTCTTCACTTACTCCATAACCAAACATAAAGGGTAAAACTAATGCTGTTAGATATAATCCTATATATTCTCTTAAATGATTCATCTACCACCAATCATACTAAGTATTTTTAACATTAATTATAAACGTCCACCTTCTAATGGATTATCGGGCCAATCCTTATTTTTACAATCACAGCTTTCACAGTTACAATTATCATCATTACAGTTTCCTTCACAATGACATTCATGTCCACAATCTTGACAATCATTCATCTTCGTACTCCACTAATTCGTCCTCATTATCTAAATCTAATACATCACCACAAAAAGGACAATGTTCTATATTATATAGTCTTTTCTCCATGTTGTGTGTAATCTTAAACTCAGCATCACATGACTCACATACTACTACTTTCTTCATTGTATTTCACAACCACCAGCTGCACACGCAAGTTCTTGAGAACCGATAGTCATATCTTGAGTTTCATATTGTCCAAGTAATGTCCAATCTACATTTTTAGGCATAGACTTCAATACTTCTTCATATTTTTCTTTATCACAATCTTGATAAGGTGCTTGTCTATATGTGTGTTCACTAAATGGTAAAAATGATACTCCACTCATGTAATCAAAATGTTCATATACCCATGCACCAACCTCTAACCATTCATTTTCTTTGACAGAAATAGTTACCGATGGTTTGTGTTCACACCAATGTTTTTGATATACCAACCACAATTCAAGTTGTTCTATTGCAGACATATCCATTCTGAATACTGCACCTTTATCTACTTTTATTGGAAAAGAAAATACAGCAGTATGACTTGGATTCATTACATCATCTTCTACTGGAAATCCTACGTCAGTCATCATTTGTGTAAGTGGGTCTTTTTTATCTCCTCTTACTGTACGAATATAATAAGGATTGTGTCTAGCATGAATACCAGAAGCTGCATCTACTAATTGAGATACAGTACCAGATGGTTTTACACAAGTGATAGAAACTGATTGGTTAATACCAAGTTTCTTTGACCATATTTTATTTGTTTCAACTGCTTTTTCTCGTAAATCATCAAGTAAATTTTTAATTGCAATTCCACCACTTTTACCATTTGTAAATTTATTATCCATAATACCAGTAAGTGAAACTCCAAGCAATCTTTCTTCTTCACAATTCTTTTTCCATGCAGCTGATAGATATTTAAAGTTTGTAAGAGAGGATTGAAATGTTCCTATAATGGTAGCAAGTTCTACTTTTTTCAATAATGTTTCTAAAGTATCATTTGGTCTTACCACACATTCAGATAGATTACAAAACTCTCTATCTCGTAATATTATCTCTGAACAAGGATTCGTACCAAATTCAAATCCATCTATTTGTCTACGTCCAGTTTTCTCTGCCCCATGTCTGGTTTTTCTGTATAACACGCAGAATTATTTGCAAGAGCTCTCTGACCATGATCATTCCACCATTGACCAGATTTTGCGTGTCGCATACGATCATCTGATAGATTAGATAGTGATATTAATGCACTTCTACGAACACCACCGACTACTACAATCTCTGCAATCTTACATACGATATCGTGACACTCTATAGAGGATAGTTTTCTTCCCATTGCGTGTTGAAATGTAGTAACACAAAACTCAAATAAACTTTCTAGTGGTTCTGGCCCAGATGCACGACCACCGAATGTTTTAAGTGGTGACCCTGCTGGTCTAATTTTTGATAAATCCCATCTTGGTATCTGACCAATGTACAACATACCAATTAATTCTTTGAGTGCTTTTGCCCAACCTAACTTACTATCTGCGACTTGAATAACAGTATCAGACATATGAAATTCTTCTGCAACTACTGGAAGTTTCGCAGTATATTGTCTTTCTACAGAAAATCCAACACCAGTACCATTCATCAATACATAAAGTATTTCATCAAAAGATTGTACTCTGTCTACTGCAACATAGGAACAATTATACCCAGCGATATTTTCTCTCTTCAGCGCCTCTCCAGCTGTCATTAAACACCTCATAGACGGCATAACCTTCTGTTCTAGTATTGCGTTCTCTAATTCTTCTCTAGTATTTGCTTCTAAATCATACCCACACATTTCTTTTAGATGTTCTTCAAAAAAGTTGAAGTATCTTTCTATTGTTTCACTCCAAGTTTCTCTACGACCTTTATCTGGTAACCATCTGGAATATCTAGATAGGTGTATAAATTCTTGATAAAATGTGGGTAATTGATTATTCGGCATCTACTTTTCTCCAAGTTGTTAATTTAATCAAGGCCATGTTGCCTTGATATGTATTTTTCGTTATTATTCTTTTCACATCTTCTTTTGTCATTCCAGACAAAATCATTTCGTTGATGTCTTTTTCTTTTATATCGTCAGGCCAAAGAACAACTTTATATCCTTTGGTAATAGTTTTTTCAATTTGTTTTAAAACTTCTTTATTTCGTCTTTCATTATCAAATATAATTGTATAATCTAATGGTAACTTATTAAAATCTGCACCAGCAACAGCAACACAATTATCTAAAAACAAACTGTCTATTGGGCCCTCTACTGCGAATATGGGGTTATTTTTATCTAGTCTGTTTAGTCCGTAAATCTTATCCCTAGTGGGATCTAGAATTATAGTAATATACTTTGGATTTTCTTTACCAAATGCCCGTCCTTGAAATGCAAACATTTTATTATCTTCATCAAAAAATGGTATAACTAATCTAGGATGATCATTTGATAAGTCTTGAAATTTATTAGGAACAATTGAATTTACCCACTCATAAAATTTTCGAGCAAAAAATAACTCAAAATGTAAATTTGTTGGTATCTTTCTTTTCTGAACAAATTGTTTGACAGGGTGATTCCAACTCAACTGTGAAACTTTTTTTAATTTTCTAAGTGGCGAATCTCCCTTCAAAAATTTGGGTTGTGTGAACTTCCCAATGTCTGGTTCATTATCTGTTTTTTTATATCGTTCAAATATATAGTCATTATAAATCTTCACATCTACATACTTCAAAAGGTTTTGCAAAGATGCTCCTTTTGAGCAGTTATGACATTTATATATAAATTTGTTATCTTTAAGAAAAACAAATCCACGAGCTTTTAATTTGGATTTTTGGGAATCCCCACAATATGGGCAACGAAAATTATAAAGATGGTCACCCTTTTTCTTAAACTGAGATAATTGTGAGGAAGCTAGTAATAGATATTTTTGTTCAATAAACATAGAATCCATAATATAGAAGTATTAGTCATTTGTCAAGTTTTTTTTATATTATTATCATTTTTTGTAAAATAAAACCAACAACAATAGAACCACCGATAATAAGCCATCTCCATTTCTCCAAAACTCCAACTCTATTTTGAAGTTCATCTTTGAGTTTAGACATAGATTCTGTTTGTTCTTTGTGTTGTTCTGACATGAGTGCCAT